ATGCATCGCACGCTGCCCGAGCGCGGGATCAGCATGACGGCCGTCTCGTCGGCCGGGTACAAGGTGGTCGACAAGTATGCAGCCCGCATCTCGCGCGGCGGCTCGGCCCCGAAGATCAAGGGGCGGGCGCACTGGATCGTCTGCGACCCGATGGCCGACGAGGACGCGCAGGTCTGCGTGCCCTTTGACTGCCCGCGCCAAGCCGAGGCGATGCTCAACGGCCTTCAGAATTTGAGGGCTGCATGAGCAACCTTCCGTCCATCCCCTGGACCAACCGCGAACGGGCCGAGATCCGGCGCCGCCTGCTGGCGCTTGAGGCGGCGGGGCCGGGCGGCGGTGGCGTTTCGGACGGCGACAAGGGCGACATCACGGTCAGCGGGACCGGCGCGGTTTGGACAATCGACGCCGGGGCGGTGACGGATGCCAAGATTTCAGCGGTCGGGTGGGGCAAGCTGACGGGCGTCCCGGCTGCGATCAGCAGCACCACGGCGGCCTTTACGACGGCACAGGAAACGAAATTGTCGGGCGTGGCGACGGGGGCTACGGCGAACGCCGCGGATTCCGCGCTTCGGGACCGGGCGACCCACACCGGAACTCAGGCCGCGTCGACGATCAGCGACTTCAACACGGCGGTCGCGGGCCAGATCACGGGCAAGCAGAACACAATCCCCTCCGGGACGGCAACCATTACCATCCCGAGCCCGCAGGACGCCTGGACGGAGACTGTAACGGCGGTGGGCGTTACCCCCTCCAGCCGAGTGTTCTTGAGCCTTGGCCCGATGGACGACCTGCAAGAGAACCATCCCGAATGGCTGGGCGGCCTTGCGATGGGCTGTGTGCCCGGCACCGGCCAGATCACCGTGTCCCTCGGGTTTACCGAACGTCAAAGCGGCCCCGTGCCGATCATCTGGAGCGCCCTCTGATGCCACAGCTTGCAACACCATCCGGCAGACTTCTCCACCCGCGCGAGAACCTGTCCCAAGTCAGCAACCTCGCCTCGGTCGCGGCGGGGACGGAAAGCTTCTGCGACGGATGCAGCAGTGTCATGCTTGACATTCGCGGCACCTTCGTCGGCACGGTCACGCTCGAAGGCACCGTTGACGGATCAAACTGGACGCCAATCCTGCTCTATCCAGTCAACCAGGCCAGCATCGTGCCTGTGCTCGGCCCGACGGCTATCGGTCTCTGGACTGGCGATGTGAGCAAGTTTTCCCGTGTCCGCCCTCGCATGACGGTCTGGACCTCGGGAACGGCAAACTGCACCGTAGTTTCAGACAACTCGCCTTTCGTCGTGCCGGACATCGCGCATGTGTCCCTGACCGCCACCGCTGCGGTCTCGACCGCCGTGACCCTGACGATCCCGGCCCCCGGCGCGGGCCTGCGGCAGTATGTGACTGGCCTTTCCATCGAGCGGTTTGCAACGGCCCTGCTAACGGCGGCGGCGGCACCGATCATCATTACCAGCACCGGCCTTGTCGGCACCCCGTCGTGGAACACGCCTCTGGAAGCCGCCGCGCAGGGCACGATGTTCACCCGTGACATTCAGTTTCCGACGTCCATCCCGAACGCCGCGCAGAACGCAACCGCCGTCATCACCTACCCGATTGTGACTGGGGCGATCTGCCGCCTCACCGCATACTGGCGCATCGGGCAGTAGCGACGGCCCACGTTTGACTGAAAACCCCTTGTCCGGTATGGTGCAGGACAACCCCGACACGAGGCCGACATGACGGACAACCGCTTCAAGGACTTCCCGACAGACTACCGCTTCCCCGGTGGCGGTGTGGATGCTCGGTTTGCGACGCCCGGCGTCGACTTGGAGCAGAAGATCGACGGCACCGATACGCGGTTTCAGGGGCCGACCTACGCGGCCGGCGGGGGCGCGCAAATCCTCGGCAACTCCAGCACGATCACGCATCAGGGCGAGACTTGGACGCTTTCATCTGCGGTCGATTGGGGCCGGACGGAAGACGGGATCCCGTGGATCATCGCGCCCGGCGGCGTCAACATCCTTTCCCGCACTTCACCGACGACGACCGACGCGGGCAACACCGTCAACGGCACGATGAAAAACCCGCAGCGGAACCAGAACGGCTGGAACCAGCGGCTTGCGGGGTATTCTGCCGGGCTTAACCTTGGCTTCCCCATCGCCGTGACGGCGGGGGATATTGTGGTCGGTGCCGTTCACCAGCCCGCCCCTGCTGACATTCGCATGGGCGCGAACCTGAAGTATTTTGGCCTGATCGTAACCGCTGCCGGGTATCCCGCTAACACATGGGCACCGGCCATGATCGGCTGGGCAGGGCGCGGCACGCCGCAGGCCTACACGGTCAACCTGTCGTCGGTCCCGGCGTCGCTTCCGGCCCGTGACCTGACGGGCATCCCCTATGCCACGGCGGCGTCGATCATCACGCAGTTTGACCGGCTGGACCTTGGCATCGCGATCACAAACGACGACACGCCGAACGGATACGAAAGCTTCACGACCTACCAATTCGGCGGCGCGTCCAGCAACTACGGGCAGAACATCGCGGGCCTGATTGACGCTGCGGGCCTGCACTTGATCGGCAACGTTGCCACGCTTTCGGAAAAGCAGGCGCTTTTCAAGGCGTTCATCCGGCACGGTATCCAGTGGCACGATCCTGTCATCGGCGCAAACCAGCCGCGCGGCGGGTCGGGCGGGCATCACCAGTTTGCCATGACGCCAATTGCGATGGCCCTGCATTACCTTGGCCGGTCGGCTGCGCTGGACAACCTGCATGTGACTTGGCCGGGCAACCAGCTTGACCAAGCGATCACCTACACCGCAGGCCGGATTGCCGACCTTGCGCCGCATAGTGACATCAACAAGCCGATGGCATCGCGCCGCCGGACCATCACTTCAGTATCTGGAACGAACGTCGCGTTCACGACGAGCCGCCCCGGCGCGTTCGGCGACCGTCCCAGGTCGGAATTTGCGGGCATGTTCCTTATCAGGGAAAGCGATGCCCGGCAGGCGCGGATCACCGGTATGCGGGCCAACACGACCAGTCTTGGCACCGATGACGGCACCACGATTGCCAGTGGAACGGACTACAAGGGCTTCACCATCGACGCCCAACCGACGCCGCCCTTCGCCGTGTCCGATGTGGTCTATATGCAGTCGGTCGATCCGGTCTATGAGGGTGATACGGACTGGCGCGAGGTCGGGGACGACAGCGCGATCATGCCAGCGCACGCCCAGCCATACCGGGACTTGCAGCGGTGGTCGGGCGGGCTTCTTATCCTTCGGGGATTGGGCATCTGGCGCAGCAACTGGGATAGCTTTGAACGCTACACCGCGCGAGCCAACCGGCAGAACGACCCGTCAAATGGGCGCGACTACCCGAACATGTTGACGCCGGGGTCTATGACAGAAGGCTTCTGGAATACCCATGCCGCGACGATCCTGGGGTCCTATCCGGTCATCCTGACGCAAATTGCGATCAGCGGCTCCGGTGAGGTCGGAACGAACCTGACAACGACGCCTGCGGTAATTGCGCCGTCGTCGGGACTGACGCGTTCTTACCAGTGGTATAAGAACGGGGTGGCAATCTCGGGCGCGACCAGCGCGACCTACACGGTTGTCGCTGGCGACATCGGCGCGAACCTGACTGTCTGGGAAACCATCAGCAACGGCAGCGGGTCGCAAATCAGCCGGTCATCTGCGGTCATCGGGGCGTCTGCATATGCGCCAAACGCGGTCAACTCTAACGGCGACTGGCCATATTCTTCCAGCATCTCGGGCATCGCTGTGTCAAAGCAGGGCGCGGTGGTCCTGACCTTCCGGCAGAATACAGCCTGGCAGTCGGGCACCTACATCCTCTATGGGGCGGATTCGGGCGGCACGGGCCGGTTCCACGTTCGGCAGTGGAATACCAACTCGCTCTGGTTCACTGTCACGGATGGTTCCGGTGCGGGTGTCGGCTGGATTTCGTCGAACAACGAGTTCCTGGCGAACAATTACTACACCTTCGCCTTCTCGTGGAACACCGCGACCTCCAGCTTTGTCGCGCGCAAACGGATCAACGGCGGATCATGGGTCAGCGTGCCGAACCAGGTCGGTAGCGTGGCCCCAGATACCTTCAACGTCTCAATGCCGCGCATGGGCCTTGGCACGTCCAACGCCGCTGGCGCGGGTGGTCTGATCGACTGCGACATTCACGACATCTGGCTATCGTTCGGGCAACAGCCGGACTTTACCGACGCCGCGACTTTGGCAAAGTTCCTGCCCACGGTCAGCAAGGGGTCTGACGGTTCGCTTCCGACCGGCACGGCACCGGACTTCTTCTTCTCCGGCCCGACGAATGACTTCTGGACCAACCGGGGACTGCGGGGCGGCTTGCCGCAGAACGGTGCTTCCTACACCACGGCATCGGTGCAACCGACATGACGCCGCGCACATGCCGCATGTGAAGCCGCCAAAGGACGACGAGGAAGCCGCGCTCAGGGAGATCGAGCGCGGTCTTCTCATGCTTCGACGCCAGCAGGCCATCCTGCAGTCGCGTGATTCCTTCATGTCCTTCGTCAAGTTCACGTCGCCGGACCCGGCCGACCCGAACGACGTGGCCAAATCGACCTACGAGAACGCACTCCACCACGACGCCGTAGCCGCCGCTCTCGAAGAGGTGGAGCGGGGCAACTACCAGTTCCTGATCCTGACCATGCCTCCGCGGCACGGAAAGAGCGAGCTCGTCTCACGGCGCTTTCCGGCGTGGTACATGGGGAAGCACCCGGACAGGTCTGTCGTCGTTGCGACGTACAATGACGACTTCGCGCAGGACTTCGGGGCCGAGGTCCGCAAGATCATGGCCTCAACGCCCTTCAAGAACGTGTTTCAGGACTCGCGTCTGGTCCGGGGCGGCCAAGCGAAGGACCGCCTGCAGACAACCCAAGGCGGCATGGCGACTTTCGTGGGTGTCGGCGGGTCCCTCACCGGCAGAGGCGCCCACGCGCTCATCATCGACGATCTTATCAAGGACTACGAGCAGGCCCGGTCCAAAGCCTTCCGAGACCGCGCGTGGGAGTGGTTCACGAAGGTCGCCATGACCCGCCGGATGGGGCCGAAGTCGGTCATCATCACTTTCACGCGCTGGCACCAGGACGACATCATCGGCCGCCTCACAGACCCGGAGAACGAGTACTACAACCGCTCGCTGGCCGAGAAAATCAAGGTCATCAACCTGCCCGCCATCGCGGAAGAGCACGACCCCCTCGGGCGCGAGCCCGGGCAGCCGCTGTGGGACCGCTATGATCTCGACTTCCTGAACGAACAGCGCACGCTTGATCCGCTGGGCTTCGAGGCTCTGTACCAGCAGCGCCCGAGCCTGATGGACGGCGACCTGTTCAAGCGCGAAACGCTGCGGTTCTACGATCCTGCGGAGATTGACGAGCGCGAACTCCGCATCTACTGCTCCTCCGACCACGCCGTGGCCACGGCCCAGCGTAGCGACTCGACGGTGCTCTTGCGCGTCGGGATCGACCGCCAGCTCAACATCTACCTTCTGGACTGCTGGTGGCAGAAGCAACCGACCGACGTCGTGGTCGAGGCCATGCTGCATCTTTTCCGGCAGCAGCCGGCGCCGCTCGTGTGGTGGGCCGAGCGCGGCCACATCTCGAAGTCGATCGGGCCGTTTCTTCGCAAACGGATGTCTGAAACCAACACCTACGGCAACCTGGTCGAAGTCACGCCCGTCGCCGACAAGGCGCAGCGGGCGCAGTCGATCGTGGGCCGGGCCGCGATGGGGAAACTTTTCTTCCCCAAAGGGGCGCCGTGGGTGGAGCGGGCCATTACGGAGATGCTGGGCTTTCCGAACGCGGCGCATGATGACTTCGTCGATGCGCTTGCCTACATCGGCCTTGGACTTCAAAACCAGATTCCTGTAAACACTGGTCCTAGCACGGCCAAAGAGCCGCGACCGGGCACCTTTGCCTGGCTGAAGGCGCAGCAGGGCGGCCGCAAGGTCGCCGCCACATTCGGAGGCTTTTGATGGACGGCTACAGCGAACAACCCGTCGCGGACACCGGCATGGCGGCGCAGTCTGGTATGGCGCCCAACACGGAGCGACAGCCGGACAACGCAGAGCGTGATCTGGTCGCAAAGCTGACCGACCGGATCCGCGGCGACCGGAAGTTTTTCGAGGTGCCGTTCAAGCGTATGCGCGAGGACATGGACATCGCCCGTCAGGGCGCTCCGGGCGAGCCCGTCGACAGCGAGTACATCGCCAACATCACGGGCCGCCACATCAACCAGAAGGTGGCCGCGCTCTACGCCAAGAACCCGAAGGCAATCGCGCGTCGTCGGGAGAAGCTGGACTTCCAGATGTGGGACGAGAACCCGCAGAGCCTGATGATGGCGCTGCAGACCGTTCAGATGGCCACCGCGCCTATGCAGACCGCAATGGGGCCGATGCCTCCCGACCCGATGCTCGCCATGTCGCCGCAAGTGCAGGAAGCCATCGCGCTTGTGCAGGACTACGAGCAGGGCATGGCGACGCGCGAAATGGCGCGAAAGGTCGGCAAGACGCTCGAAATCCTTTTCGCCTACTACACCAACGAGCAGACCCCGGTCGACTTCAAGACGGCCATGAAGCAGCTCGTGCGCCGCGCCTGCACGACCGGCGTCGGCTATCTGAAGATCGGCTTCCAGCGCGAGATGCAGGAAAACACCGCTGTGACGGAACGGCTGGCCGACTTCCAGGCCCAGATCCGCCACATCCAGACGCTGGGCCAAGAGGCGGCTGACCCGAGCGACCCCAAGCAGGAAGTGAAGCAGCGCGAACTTGAAATCGCGATGAAGTCTCTGCAGGAGCAGCAGTTCGTGCTGATCCGCGAGGGCCTGGTGTTCGACTTCCCCGAGGCCACCCGCGTGCTGCCCGACAAGTTGACCCGCTCGCTGACGGGCTTCCTCGGAGCGCGCTGGCTCACGGTCGAGTACCTGTACACCCCGTCCGAAGTGAAGGACATGTTCGGCGTCGATCTGGGCAAGGAGTACTGCGAGTACTCGGACGACGGGACGTACCGCAGCGAAGCCGCGCAAGGCGAGTTGTCGCTCAACGAGGACCAGAAGCGCGACGGGATGGCCTGCATCTGGGAGCACTACGACCGTCAGACCGGCGTCGTCTACCTAGTGTGCGACGGCCACAAGAAGTTCCTTCGCGAGCCAGGCAGGCCGGACGTCTATGTCGAGGACTTCTGGCCGGTCTTCGCTCTGACCTTCAACGAGGTCGAGAACCCGAAGCACCTCTTCCCGCCGTCCGACGTGCGGCTGATGATCTCCATGCAGCGCGAGTATAACCGCGTCCGGCAGGGCCTCTCTGAGCACCGGATCGCGGCCCGGCCCAGGTTCTCGCTCCGCAAGGGCGCGCTGGACGACGAGTCCAAACTGGCGCTGAAGAACACCAAGCCGTTTGATGTCGTGGAACTGAACTTCCAGGACGGCTCGGCGCGTATGGAAGACCTTATGGCGCCGATACCGATGCCGGGCGTTGATCCGAATTTGTACGAAACCGGACCGATCTTTCAGGACATGCAGCTCGTCACGGGGTCACAGGAAGCGCAGTTCGGCGCGACGTCCAAGGCAACGGCCACAGAGTCCGGCATCGCTGAATCGAGCCGCGTGGCCTCGGTTGACGCAAACGTCGACGACCTTGACGGCTTCCTGACCCGTGTCGCCCGCGCGAGCGGCCAGATTCTCCTGAAGGAACTGAGCCTCGAGACCGTGCTGGAGATCGCCGGCCCGGGCGCAGTCTGGCCCCAGCTTACCCTCGACCAGATCGCCAAGGAGATACAGCTTGAAATTCAGGCAGGCTCTTCGGGCAAGCCGAACCAGGCGCAGGAAATCCGCAACTGGAAAGAGATGCTGCCCTTCCTGATCCAGATGCCGGGCGTCGACCCGGACGAACTGACCAAGGAAACGCTGCGTCGCCTCGACGACCGTCTCGACATGACCCTGCTCACCAAGCAGGGCGCGATGGCGATCGTGGCGATGAACCGGATGGCTGGAGCAGCCCCCGCACCGGGCGCGATGCCCGAAGATCAAGGCGGGGCCGGAGCGGACAACACCTCCGTGCCGGGTGGCCCCGCCGGGACCGACGACCCGGGCGGCAATAACCAGCAGGCGATCATGTGACGTTTGTCAGTTGTTTGTCGGTTATGACTTGCGACAAGACCCTACACCGTGCTATTTCTGACCCCAAATCTCGCATCGGAGGTTCTACATGGCCGAAAACGACACGGAGCTGAGCCCGGCCAACAGCTCCACGGAAATCTCGGACGTCCAGTCGGCATCGCCGACGGAGACCGGCGCGGACTCGTCCAGCGCGCCTGAAGGCGGTAAATTCGATCTGCTGTCCGTGGTCCGCGATGCTGTGACCAAGACCGCAGAGGACTCGGCCTCGCCCGCCGGTCAAGAAGGAAGCGACCAGTCCGAGACCGAGAAACCCGCTTCCGCGCAAGAATCCACCACCGAGGACAACGAGAACTTCTCGGATGTCCCGTTCCACCAGCACCCGCGCTGGAAGGCAATGCTCACGCAGCGGAACAACTTCCGCGAGCAGGCGAAGCACTTCGAGACGGGCGCGAAGCAGTACGAGCAGATTCAGAGTTTCCTTGAATCGAACGGCGTGACTGACGAAGAGGCTGCGGAGGCTCTCAAGCTCCGCGCGCTGATGAAGTCGAACCCGACCGAAGCTTGGAAGAGCCTGAAGCCCCTCGTGCAGCAGCTTCTCGTCGACGCTGGTGAAGTCCTCCCGGCTGATCTGCACGCTCGTGTGCAGAAGGGCGAGATGACGAAGGCCGCGGCCACCGAGATCAGCCGGCTTCGCGCCGCGCAGACCTCGATGACCAGAACGCAAGAGCAGGCTCAACAGCAGGCTCAAGAGCGCGCGGTTCGGGAACGCCAGGGTGCCATCATGGGCGCCGTGACGGAGTGGGAGAAGGGCGTCAAGCTGAAGGACCCGGACTACGCGGCGCTGGAGGAGGACGTGAAGATTCACGTTGTCTATCTGCAGCGGACGCAAGGGGTGCCTCAGACGCCAGAAGCAGCGCGGAAGATGGCAGAGGACGCCTACGCGGCCGTGAAGAAAAAGCGCGCCCCGACGGCCCAGCCTCGACAGCCGGTGACGCCCCTTCGGGGTGGACGGGTCGCAAGCGGACAACCATCCGATGCGCCCAAAGGCATGATCGACATCGTGCGGGCCAATCGGGCAACGGGCTAGGAGATAAACCATGCCGTTTACCGCCGCCGAACTCGCGAACATCACCAACTCGGCCCTCGACTACTACATGGACCGGGGCAAGGTTCACGCGCAGTTCATCCAGAAGAAGCCGATGCTCAAGGCTTTTGATGACGCCGCCGGGTCGTTCCCCGGGGGCAAAGAGTTCGTCTCGATCGGCGTCAAGGCCGGCCAAGGCGGTCTCGCGCTGACTGGTTACACCCACGACGATCAGGTCTCCTACGGGAACCCGACCCCGGTTCGCCGGATCAACTTCCCGTGGCGCGAGCACTTCATCGGCATGGGTCTGACCCACACCGAGCTCAAGAATGACGGCATCACCGTCATCGAGAACGCTGGCAGCCAGCGCACCTCCGATAAGGACGGCCGCGAAGAGCAGGCCCTCGCCAACATCCTCGAAGAGAAAATCGAGGTCATGGGCGAAGACTATGCGCTTTCGCTCGACGGTCTGATCCACGGTGACGGCTCGTCCGACCCCAAGGCGCTGGCCGGGATCCGCGCGTTCATCCTCGATGACCCAGACACCGGGAACACCGGGGGCTTGAGCCGCGTGACCAACTCGTGGTGGCAGAACCGTGCGCGTACCGCTGCGGGCTCGACCGTCGTCACCTCGACCCCGGCCAACGGCGGTGCTCTCCTGCAGGTTTTGCAGGCAGAACAGCGCCAGCTCGACCGCTTCGCCTCGAACCGGAAATCGCGCAAGTTCGCGGGCTCCGACTTCCTGGGCGCGCTCGAAATCGAACTTCGGGCCAACGGCCAGTACACCCGCCAAGGGTGGATGGGCAGCGAGTCGAAGCCTGACGGTGCGATGCCTGCAGTCACGTTCGACGGCGTCACGATCGAGTACGATCCGACGTTGGACAACCTCGGCCTGGCCAAGCGGATGTACGACATCGACATGAACGCGATCAAGCTGCTCTACATGTCGAGCGAGAAGATGAAGAAGGCCAACCCGGCCCGTCCTCACGACCGCTTCGTCATGTACCAAGGCATGAGCACGACCGCCGTCATGGTGGCCAAGCGCCTGAACAGCTCCGGCGTCTACGACATCGCCTGACGAGAACCCGGGGGCGCTTCGGCGCCCCTGCCACCCTTTTCTTTGCAGGAGACACCAATGTCTTTCGCCGTCACCCCTGTTACCACCCTCGCTGCCGCCGTCGCAAACGGCGCCACCGTGCTGGTGGCCTATCCTGCGGGCCGCGTCCAGGCTGACTTCATCGGCGCGAACCTCGCCACCAACACGGGCTCGCTCGTGCTGAACGGCAATGAAATTTACCCGGAAGCCGCCGCTGGCGTCCGCGTGAACTTCACCTACAACGCTGGCGACGTCACCGTCACCAACAACACGGGCGTCGCTTGGCCGGCGGGTTCCACCATCCGCGCCCAGTTCGGCCGTGCGGGCAACGACCGTCCGGGCTTCGTGCAGCCCGGCCCGGTTGTCACCGCTCTGACCACCGCGTTCGGCACCGCTGCGGATACCTTGGTCGACGTGACTGCCACGCCGACGCAGGCCACGATCAACAACAACTTCGCTTCGGTCGTGCGCCGCATCGACCGTCTCGAACTGGCCCTCCGCGCCAACGGCCTGATCGGCTGATGATCTCGGGGCGGCCTTAGCGGGCCGCCCCACCTTTTCCCATGCAATCAGGAGACGTCATGGAACTCGCCAATATTCTGCTGGCCCTCGGCGGCGACCGCAACAACACGGTCCCCAAGTATCGCGTCACCCCGGCCGAGATCGCAGTCCTTTCCGCCATTCACGGTGTTGACGCGGTTTTCGACATCATCCCGACTGGCGAAACCGAAGCCATTTCATTCCGCGACGAGCGCGAGCGTCTGCTGCGGAACTATCAGGCCAAGAACGATGACGGCAACTTGATCGTCCTGCAGGTCTACCCGGGCACTGCGCCCGTCCTGCATACCTCGATCGAAAGCCTGGGCCTCGACGAAAGTCTCTTCAAGCCGACCGAGCACGCCAAGCCCACCCCGGCCAAAGCGGCGAAAAAGGTGGCCAAGGTCGAACAGGCTGAGCCGATCGCGAAGATCGTCAAGGACACGACCAGCGCGGACCACTTGTTCGACGACGAGCCGGCCGACGCTTCGGTCATGGAGTGATCTGAATGGCCCGCGGGAAGACGCTACTGAAGCTGCTGCAAGACCTGCGCGCGGAGATCCGCGCGTCAGGCAACGTGGCGCACCATGCGTCTTCCCGCGAGAGCCACATCGTCCTTCTGCAGCGCGTGCAGGAAGACATCTACGACCGGCACGACTGGCCGCTCCTGCGGGTCGAGCGCAGCCTCGACGTTCAGGCGGGCCAGCGGTACTACGACACGCCCGACGACATCAACATCGACCGGCTGGAAAGCGTCGAGGTGCGCTACGGCCAGCAGTGGTGCCCGCTCGAATACAGCATCAACTCCGACCACCTCAGCGCGTGGGACAGTGATTTGGACGAGCGGTCCTGGCCTGTCGAACGCTGGCAGATTTACGAGGGCGAGCAGATCGAACTCTGGCCCGTCCCAGCGGCCAATGCGGACACTGTCAGCCTTGACGGCCGCTTGAAGCTGACAGGCATCAAGAAGCTGCCGCCCTTTGTCGCCGACGATGACATTTGCGTGCTGGACGACCGGCTTGTCGTCCTTTACGCCGCAGCCGAACTGCTGGCCGCCAGCGGTGCGAAAGACGCCCCGGCCAAGCTTCAGGCCGCCCGCGAGCGTGAGCGGATGCTCACGTCCAACACCTCCAAGATCAAGAAATTCTCTCTGAGCGGCCGGGACGACGATTCCGGCTGGAAGCCGAAAGGGCCACCGCGCGTCCACTATCGGGTGACTTGATGGGGACGATGTGGATTCGCGACTTCCAAGGCGGGCTGGATGTCCGGCGCCTCGCTGAAACGTCTGCGGGTGGAACGCTCATGCGCGCCCGAGACGCCCACCTCACCCGCGGCAAGGAGTTCGAGCAACGGGCCGACTTCATTCAGGTCTACACGCTGCCCGCCGCGCTCACCAAGTCGATGGCCGCAGTCACGGGCGGCCTGATCGTCTTCGGCCACCAGACCGACCCCGGCACGCTGCCGGCGGGCGTGTCGTACCAGCGCCTGCAGCACCCGAATGGCGAAGCTCTGGCGCGCGTCCCCTTCTGGACCCGGTACAAGGGCAAGGTCTACGCGATCGGCGAGTTCGCGGACGGCACGCGCCACCTCTTCTACGACGGGGCGCGCGTCACAGACGCAAACGCCCCGCCCCAAGCGGCAGGCTCCGGTGTCCCGGCTGTGCTGCTGACCGCCGTCGAGAAGATGTTCGTCGGCTCGGGCGAGAACCTGTTTTTCTCTGCGATCGCGGCAAGCACCGATTTCGGTGCCGGGGCGGGCGTCGGGGAAGGCGTGATCGTCATGTCGACGCACGCCCAGGGCTCCGAGGAACTGACGGGTCTGGCCCGGTACGACGAGTACGTCGCGGTCTTCGGTCGGCGCGTCATTCAGACGTGGTTCATCGACCCGGACCCGACCCTGTCCAAGCAGGCACAGGTTCTGGAGGAGACGGGCTGCATCGCACCCCGCGCCGTCACGCAGTTCGGCGACGGGGACGTGTTTTATCTCGATCGCTCGGGGATCCGGTCGCTCCGAGCGCGCGACAGTTCCAACTCTGCGGCGACCTCGGACATCGGATCACCGATCGACCCGCTTGTCATCGCCCAGATCGACACTCTCGGCGAAACCGCAGCGGCCAACGCCATCGGCCTGATTGAGCCGCGCGACGGCCGCTTCTGGCTCATCCTCAACGACACGATCTACGTCTTCTCCTATTTCGCCTCGGCCAAGGTAAGCGCATGGACCGAGTACAAGCCCGGCTTCCCGATCACCGACGCTCTCGTCTGGCGGGACCGGGTGTGGCTACGCTCTGGCGACAAGATTTACGTCTACGGGTCTCTGCCCGAGGCCCCGTTCCAGTACAGCGACGGCGTGGGCGAGGCATGGATGCCCTACCTTGACGCGGACCAGCCGGCCCGTGCGAAGCACCTCACCGGGATCGACGTCAGCGTGCGCGGCACTTGGGACATCGCCATCGCCACAGACCCGAACAACCCGAACGCAGAGGACCGCGCGGGGACGTTCGACCAGACCACCTTCGGGCTGGACCGAGTGACCGCGAACGGCATCGGCAACCATATCAGCGTGCGCTTCCGGGCCAAACGGCCCGAATCTGCCACGCTCCCGGCCAAACTCGGCTCCGTCCTCCTGCACTTTGAAAGGGACGACGAGGAGGACTCGTGATTCTTACCCGACTGGTCATGCCGGAGGACAAGGATGCGGTGCTTTCGCTCGCGCAGATGCAAGTCAAAGAGACACTACCGCATCTGGATTTTCGGCGCGATCTTGCGGAGGCGACATTTGAAAGGTGCGTGAAGCACGCGCACCCCACCGGCTTCGTGGCGGTGCAAGACGATGAAGTGATTGGCTACCTTCTCGCGCGGCTCGACACCTACTCTTTCAGTTCTGGTGTTTTCGTCTCGCAAGAGGTATTGTACGTCAGACCCGATAAACGCGGCACTCGGGCGGCCGTTCACCTAATCAAAGAGTTCGTTCAGTGGGGCGAGATCGTGGGTGCGCGCGAATGGCTTTTCGGCATCTCCAATGGTTTCCAACCTGACAGGACGGCGCGGCTCTTCGAGAGGCTGACCGGCGCGCAGCGCGTCGGCTACCATCTTAGGCTGACGAGGTAGCGCAGTGGGTAAGAACGCGGCAAGCGAAGAAGCGTCCCGGGCGCGGGCCGAGGAAGAAGCACGTCAGGCGCGGATCCGCGCCGGCACAGCCTCGATCAACAAGACCTTCGACGGGACCACGGCCGGGACGGGCCGGCTGGGCGCGGACGCGGTCTTTGACCCGACCAAGACCTACTACCGGGCCGACGGGACGGCGTGGAGCCCTACCGCGCCGGGCCCCAAGATCAACGGCGGCGGGCTCTCGCAGTTCCTGACCGGGCAGCCCATCACGTCGACGGCCCCCGCAGCGCCCGCCGCCCCACGCACCGGATTCGACGGTGCGGCGTTTTCCGACTTCCTGACCGGGCGGCCCGGCAAGACCTCCCGGCCTTCGGCTCCCGCAGCGGCCCCCGACCCGTTCCGCACGGCTCTGGGCGAGGGCCTTTACTCGGGCGTCGAGAAGAAAGGCGGCTTCGACGACAACTTCTACAAGGGTATCCGCGACTCCTTCGTAAACTTCGCCCGGCCACAGGTGGACGACCAGTTCCGCAAGGCGGGTGAGCAGAGCACTTTCGGGCTGGCCCGCTCGGGCCTGCTGGACAGCTCCGTGCGCGGCGAGCAGAACGCCGAGTTGCAGAAGCAGTACGACATCAACTTGCAGGACATCACCGACAAGGCTCGCGGCTACGAGACCGAAACGCGCAACAACGTGGAGCGCGCTCGGGGCGACTTGATTACCATGCTTCAAGCCACCGGGGACGCGACCGGCGCTGCCAACTCGGCGCTGACCCGGGCTTCGACGCTGGCCACGCCGCCGTCCTACAGCCCTCTCGGCCAGCTTTTCCAGGACTCGACCGCGATGATTGGCCAGCAGCTTGCACAGGAACGCGCGTTCGCTTTGGGTCTCGCGCCCCGCCCCCGCGACTCGGTTCGCGCACCCGCCGCTACCGGCGGATCAGTGAAGGTGTCGTAACATGCCGCTACCTCTTCTCCCTCTCCTCTTCATGGCGGGCTCGATCGGGGCCAACGCCATCGGCGCAAAGAAGCAAGACAACGCGCTGGCAGGGGCGATGGCCACCGAGCGTCTGCGCCAGAAGCAGTATGACGACGAGTCCTTCGCGCTCAACGACGCTGCGCGCGGTCGCGTAGAAGCGGCCCCCGCGCAAATCGAAACCCGCGGCGACGATCTGGCTGCCATGTTTGCCGGCAACGGGCAAGAGGCTCCGGCGGAGCCGATCATCACGACGCCCGCGTCGTCGAGCAACGTCGTCATGTCGCGCGAAGGCGCTGCGATGGACAAGGCTAAGGCCAGCACAGACGCACGGGCTGGAAACCTTGGCGAACTTCGCGCGTTCGGCGACGTCTTCGGCGACGTGTCGCGGATGCAGGGCCGGGACGCGGGCCAGCTTGGCCTGATCGGGTCCATGCGCCGCGGTTCGCAGTCTATCCTGCCGATGGAGCTCGAAGGGGCGCAGGGCGCGGGCGGCAACTGGCGGCTCCTGGGCGACATCCTCAGCGCCGGCAGCATGTTCGCAGGGCCGAGCGGGATGCTGGGCGCGGGTGGCGGCTTCAAGGGGATCAACATTGGCGGGCCTGGCAGCCTGTGGGGCAGGGGGATCGTCTGATGAGCACGCGCGCAAACCCGATGGCCGGGCGCTACTTCAATGATCCGGGCATCGCCGCTGCGGTGTCCAACCTCGCGGGGGCCTTCGCGCCGCCGTCGCCGGAGGAGTATTTGCTCGCAGAGCAGGTGAAGGGCGCACGCACGACCAACTCGGCTCTGGCCGATCTCTACGCGCAGGCCGGGGGCGACTTCGACAAGCTCGGCGTCGTGGCTGATTTGTACGATCCGTCCAATTCGTACCACTCCGTGGGCGTCGAGTCCGCCGACCGGCGCTACAACACGGACAGCGTGGCCGCGACGTCGCGGGCGAACAACCGTGACACGGGCCTCTTTGGCCTCGCGGGTACGGTGCTGACCGGCGACGAGGCTATGGTTGGCCTGCCCCCGGAAGTCGCGGCGGCGATCGGCGTACCCGAGTTCGCGCCTGTCGCGGGCCAAGACATCGGCGCCCCAGCGTCGCCACTGTCCGAGACCGAGATGATCGCGCAGATCATGGCCCAGCAGTCGCCGGAAGATCAGCGTGCCTTGCTCGACCCGAGCGTCGTGCAGACCGCCGGCCCGGATGGCCAGCCCGTCTACACGCCGGAAATGGACGCCATCGGCATGGAGGCGTACAACAATCCGGGCGGCCAGGCCGCTGCGGACCTCGTCAGCTACCGTACCGCAGACGGGCGCGAGGGCACCGCAATCTTCGACCCGAACACGCAGACACTGGTTGACGCCAGCACCAAGCAGCCGCTCCCGGCGGGCGCGCAGACGTACAAGCTGCAGGGCGGCGACAAGGCGCTGATGACAGGAGGCACCAACAGCAACCAAACGCTGTTTGACCGGATCACGGCGACTACGGTCGAGAGCGACATGCTTATCGACTCTCTGGCCACGGAAATCCAAGGCCAGGCTGGCGCGGCGGGCCTCGCTGGCACCATCCAGAGCGTCGGCCAGAACCTGCTGCAAGTCGGTCAGGAACTCGGGGCCGCGTTTGGCGGAGACCCGAACGCCATCGTATCGCAGGAAGACTTGGCATCGCTCGGTATGCCCACGGGTCCGTACGACCAGACGTTCGCCCGCATCCGCAGCGGTATGCTGCAACTGGCCTACCTCAACGCGCAGCGGGACAATCCGAGCGGCGAAGTCAGCCGGTTCTCTCTGGAGCGCCAGATCGAGGCCCTCGGCCAAGGCATGCTCGCGAACGACCAGTCGATCCTTGCGGCGCTCGGCATGAACAAGGAAGCCAACGCACGGAAGCGCGCGGCGGCCAATGCGCTGATCGGCCAAGAAGTCGTGCCTCCGGGCGCCCCGCCCGCTGGCGGTGCTACGGGCGCCACAGACGAACTTACCGAGGAAGACCTCCAGTATCTCGGAGCGCCCTGATGGCTGACCCGACTGAAGCACAGCTCAAGGAAGCCGCGCGCAAGGCGCTGGCCGCTGGCAACACTGCTTCGGCCAAACGGCTGATCGACGCTGCGCGGAAAGCGGCTGCTGCAACGCCAGCCGTTCCAAACGGGATGACGCAGGACGGCGCAACCACGCGCCCGGTCTACAAGGAAGACACGCTTCCCGGCCCGGCCACCGCCGCTTTTGCGGACGGCGATCCGCGCAATCCGGTCGCAGCACCAGCCTCGGTCGACGACCGCAACCTGGTCGATTCCATCATGGACGGCGCGGGCTACTTGGCCCAGGAGACCACGCGCGGCGTGACCAACATGCTTGGTGCCCCGGTCGACATCGTCAACTCGCTGCCGATGCTCGCGAACGTCCTCCCCGGCGTCGAGGGCGTCGGTCCGATGAGCCCCACCCCGGCTGGTGGCGGCCGCATGTTGAACCAAGTGGCCAGCCTGCCGAAAGACGTCGTGGAGTATGCCTTCGACGGCCAGACGTATGATGACCTCACCACCGACAACCCGTACCTGCGAGTCGCGGGGCGCGCGGCCAACGAGATCGGCGCGTCGATGTTGCCGATTGGCGGCGCAATGCTGGCCGCTGGTAATATGGGCGCGCAGGGCGCGCGGAACATGGGCGGCCCGATCGGCGACATGATCGAAAGCGCCGCGGTCAACCCGACCACGTTCGGCATGAAGGAAGCTGCGGTTTCCGGCGGTGCTGGCGCAGGCGCGGGCATCGCTCGCGAAGTCGTATCGGATGGCGACCCGACCACGGTCACACCCAGCGAAGGCATCGCGGACCTGTTCGGCGCGCTGCTCGGCGGCGTAACGACCCAAGGCACGATGCTGGGCCTGGGCGCCGGCCGCGACATGGTTGGCGCGATCACAGGCGGCGGCGGGGGCTCGCTGGTCCGCGAGATCGCGGCAGACGCTATCGGCGAAGCGGCAGGCGTCCCCAAGGTCGACGGCGTGCGGGACACAGGCGGGCTGGGCACAGCCATCGCGACCGGGAAGCGTGTCGGCGACACGATCCCGGGCTTTGTCGAATCGACTGGCGACGTGTTGAAGAACTCCGGCGTGCAGGCGCTCGAATACGGCCGCCAATCCGGCCCGAACGCGGGCACCTACGCGCAGCGGCGCACGCAGAACACCGAAGCGGTCAACATGGCCATCGACGATCTGGCCCCCGAGGCGACGCCCGGCGCGTTCCGCGAGCCCCTTGCGGTGCAGCGTGACGCCGCCTTGGGCGAAGCCGGGGCCACCGCCACGGCAGCGCAGGACGCCTTCGACGTGGCCGCGCAGAAGCTGCAGACGTCCATGTCGGGCGAGGCTCGGGGCCAGACGATCCGCGGGGCGCTCGACGAGGCTTTGGGCGCGGCCCGGACGGTCGAGCGCGAAGCGTGGTCGGCTGTCTCGGGCGAGGCGGATCCCGCGCCACTGGCGACCGCTTTCGAGGACGTCACCAACGGGCTCACTATGGCCGAGCGTCGGGCCGTGTCGACTCTAGGCGAAGCTGTCGGCACGCCCGGCGTCTTGGCCGGTGAAGGCAACGTGGACTTGGCCGAGATCACATCGCTCCGGTCGGAACTTCTGACCGGCGTGCGGCAAGCGAAGGCCGCTGGCGACTCGAACCAAGTCCGCATCATCGAGAAATACATCCAAGCGATCGACGGCTACATGGACGGCATCCCGCGCCTCGCAGAGCCGCTGAAAGCCGCTCGCGACGTGTCGTTCGACCTCAACGAGCGGTTCACCCGTCGCGGCACTCCCGTCGCCGACGTCATGGCGTCGCGCCCCTCGGGCGGCCCTGTCGTGCCCGACAGCCGGGTCGCGCCGCGCTTCATCGCGCCCGATGAGGGCCAAGCGTCCAACATCGACCGGATCATGCGCGAGAGCGGCAACTCCGCCGACGTGCAGGCCGCGCTGGCCGACGAGATCAAGGCCGGGGCGCAACCGCTCCTGAACAAGCCGGACCAGTTGGACGCTTACCTGAAAGAGTACGGCGCAGTCTTCGAGAAGTTCCCCGAGTTGAAAGCAGAACTCGGCACCGCAGCGGCTCTGCGCCGCTCGGCCGATACGGCTGCGGGCGCCAAGGCCGCTACGGACGCTCGCCTCGGTCCGACCGGCACCTCTGCCGTGGCCAAGTACCTGCAATACGGCGACGAGCGGGCCGTCGACGCCATGTCGGGCGTGGTGAACGCCAAAGACCCGAAGGCGGCCATTGACGAACTGATGACCTTCGCCGGCAATGACCCACAGACCGTTGAGGGCGCACGCTCCGCCTTCTGGGAACTGATGAAGCGCGACGCCAAGTCGTCCGGCTCGTCCACGCGCACCGCTACGGGCGATCAGCCTTGGCGGCCGTCGTCGCTCTACAACTTCCTGAAGGATCCCAAGCGCGCTGCGGTGGCCGAACGGCTCTACACCGACAACCCGGAGCACTTGGACAACCTGAAGGGCATTGCGGAGGAACTGCGGGGCGTGGACCTGCGGTCCTCAGCCAAGGCCCCGAACACCTCGGGCACGCCGCAGGGCCTACAGGGCAACCAGATTCTGCCCTCTGCCGAGACGCTGGGCGCCTACGGCATGGCCTACCAGCGCGGTCAGGTCGGCGCGGGCTTCATTGGGCTGCGCTTGGCATCTGTCATGGCCCGTCGGGCGCAGATGATCGGCCGGGGGCGCGAGTTCCAGAACGTGATCGACAAGGCGCTTCTGGACCCGGACTTTGCGGCGCTTCTGATGAAAGAGTACAACCCGGCCGACGCTGCGGCGATGGCCCGGTCCGCGAAGGCGTACCTTGGCACCCGCTCGGCCTGGATCGACGAGGCGCTGCTCGGCACGGATACGGGCGAAGACGACGACATGAAGAACACGATCATGGGGGATGAATGATGGACCTGCGTACCGGCATCATTGAGACGGCGGCCGCGCTCGGCATGGACCCCGTTGATCTGGCCACCATCATCTCCTACGAAACTGCCGGAACGTTTGACCCGACCAAGGGCGGCCCGACGACGCAGTGGGGCCAGCACCGAGGTCTCATCCAGTTCGGTGAGCCGCAGGCCAAAGAATACGGCGTCGACTGGAACGACCCGATGGGCTCGCAGCTCGGGCCGCAGGGCGCTGTCGCCAAGTATTTCCTGTCGAACGGCTGGCAGCCCGGCATGGGCATGATGGACGCCTACTCGATCGTAAACGCGGGCGCACCGGGGCGCTACAACGCCTCGGACGCCAACAACGGCGGGGCGCCGGGCACGGTCGCGGACAAGGTGACGGGCCAGATGGAAGGCCACCGGGCCAAGGCGACGGGCTTGCTGGGCGGGGATTACACACCCCCGGCAGGCGGGCTCGCTTTCGGAGCAGGCGTGCCGAAGGTGCAGGATCCCAGCGCGCTTGGGCTGGCCGGACTGTTCGGGGCTCAAGGCCCTGGCGGGCTGTCGATGGGTGCGCCTGCGGTGCAGCAGCCCGTGCAGGCAAAGGCCCAGGCGAAGGAAGACGCCGACCAGAAGCGAAAGATCGCCCTAGCCGACCTCATGCGGTTCTGACGCCCCGACTACACCCAACTGATTGTATGTCGGGCGGTGTTTCTCGTTTTAGTTCAACGTGTTAGCGCGCGGAGAGCCTGTAAGCCGGATACAGTTGTTGGCCGTTGTCCGCACTTGTCTTTCTCCGCGCGCCCTTGTTTTTCAGGTCGTAGCGGATCGCTGTAGGCCATTGTCGGTCGTGTCCGTGCCCGGATCGGGGCGTTGCGCCCGGGTTTTGTGCCGCTGTTTCAGCGCGTCGACGAACCACGAAGCTTGCTCCGAACCGAACATGCGGAAGCTGTGCCCGGACCTGAGATACACCCGCGCGCCGAACGCCACTTGCTTGACGGCGGCCACCTCGTCGAGGTTAATGTAGTGGCCCGAGAGCCAATAGTGGTTCGTCATGCTGCTCTCCTTCCGATGATGTTGACGGCCTCGGCGTGCAGGCCGGGCACCCATTTGGCGTAGGTCTTCTCGACCTCCTCGACCGTGTTGCCGAGGATCTTGGCGATGACCCACAGCGCCACGCCGTTGCGGGCCATGACGGTCCCGGCGGTGTGTCGGAAGACGTGGGGCGTCAAGCCGGACACGCCCGCCGCAGCCCCGAGC